CATGGCAAACCTTCTTCGGGCACCCACAGGAGCACCAGACGCTCTTTTTGCTTGAGTATCATGCCCGAAAGTTACTTTTGCCTCATCAATATAATCATTAGCAGCATCTTCTACAATAATGATAGCATCTTCTTCAGAGTAACCTTCCGTAACCAATTCTTCAACTAATTCATCACAGATTTCATGAACGAGTTCTTCTTCAATAATTTCTTCTGGTTGAGCATACTGCTCACATACTTTTTTGAAATCATTAAGTTGTCTTGTAGTCAGAGACATTTTCTTTATTTTGTATCCATATGAAAATATTTATAAAAAAAGAGGGACTACTCGTCCCCCTTGTATGCTTGATATCCATCATATTCACCAAACATATAAGAGTCAGCCAGTGCTGCCTCTCTATATGCCCTCAAAGCATCTTCTTTAAATGCTTCATATTCATTATAATGAGAATCCAGCGAATGTATCTCCTTTGACATCTTGTTTGATTCCTCCAACGATGTAGGATTCGACTTCGGTTTCTTGTGGGGCAACTTGGAGTCCTTTAGAAGAAATCCAGTGCTCTGTCCAAGGAAGTGGATTATTTTTTGCGGCAACGTCATAGATCGGTTTCAATCCAATTGTCTTCATTCGACGGTTGGCAATCCATTCAACATATTGCTGCAGTAGTTTATCATTTAAACCAATCATAGAACCATCTTTAAACAAATACTCTGCCCAAAGTTTTTCCTGATTTACTGCATTTTCAAATGTGCGAATTAACCAAGGTTCTTCTTCCTTGGCAATCTTTTTCATATCTGGATCGTCACCATCTCTCCACTTATTTAGAATGTTCTGGGTAATTACCAGATGCTGATTTTCATCTCTAGCAATCAATGAGATGATCTTTGCACTTCCCTCCATAAGCTTGAGTTCGCCAAACGCAAAACTACAAGCGAAACTGACATAAAAGCGAATACCTTCAAGAATATTAACGTTTGCAATTGCTCTATAGAGTTTGCGTTTGAGTTCATATCTTGATTCTTGTGCATAGGTAACTTCTTCTAATGCGTACTTCCAATCATTACTACTATCATAATGATGTGCCGAATTGATGAAATCATTATATGCCTCAGTCACACTAGTGGCACGTTCAAGAATACGATCATCAGTCAGAATGGTATCAAATACCTCTGAAGGATCAGAATAAACATTCTTAATTAGATATGTATATGAACGACTGTGGATCATTTCCATGAATCCCCAGACTTCCATACATGCTTCTAATTCAGGTAGTGAGCAGTAAGGGATAAAAGCCATCCCAGGACCACGCCCTTGTACAGAATCCAGCATGATCTGATACTTAAGATTGCTGGTAAAAATGTGCTTTTGTTCAGGGCGTAGTGTCTGATAATCCGCACGATCTTTCTGTAATGATACTTCTTCTGGTCTCCAGAAGTATCCAAGTTGTTGAGTCGTCAATTTATCAAAAACTGGATACTTGTACGAATCATACCTTTGAACTCCCAAAGGTTTTCCAAAAAACATGGGTTGTTTCTTTCTATCAACCTGTTCTGGATTGAAGACGGTCATTTGACTGACCGTTGTATTTTTGTTGTCCACTGAATCTTTCTTAAATTTTACAAGACTCACAGTCTTCCTCCTCGGCGGTTTCTAATTGACTAATTAAACTTTCTAATTCGGACTTTGTTTCCTCAAGTTCGTCATTCTTATTATCATATGTATTCTGGTAATAAGAAGTCTTCCATCCATACTTATATGTTTTAAGTAGATCCTGTGCCATTACTGAAACAGGAACTTCATTGTTCTCATATTGTTGTGGATTGTAACTCCAGTTGCCAGAAATTGCTTGGTCAAAGAATTTCTGCATCACAGCGACGACATTGATATATCCACGATTGGATTCCATATCCCAAAGAAGGGTGTAGTTGTTTTTCAGAGTTCCGTATTGTGGAACAATCTGCTTAAGAGGCCCTTTCTTTGATTTTTTAATGGACAGGTAGTCGCGAGGTGGTTCGATTCCGTTTGTGGCATTTGACACAACGGAACTGCTCTCTGAAGGCATTTGTGCGGACAGTGTTGAGTTCCGTACTCCATATCGGATGACATCGTCTCTAAGACACTCCCAATCATAGTGAAGCTCATTCGGTACGATTTCATCTACATCCTTCTTATATGTATCAATCGGAAGAATTCCCTGACCATATTTTGTTCGACTACTATACTCACAAGCACCTTTCTCTTTGGCAAGATCTACTGTGGCACGAATCAAATAATATTGGAATGCCTCAGTAAGATCATGGACAAGTTTCCATGCCTCAGGATCATGATAAGAGGCACCGTGCTTGGCAAGATAATGTGCCAGACCAATATATCCTATTCCAAGTGAACGGCGTGCTCTGGTGGCGATTTCTGCTGCTCTGATGGGATATCCCTGAAAATCAATAAGTTCATCAAGACTCCTAACAGCAAGATCACAGAGGCTTTCAAGATCCTCAGTGCCCCTAATTTTACCAATATTAATAGCAGAAAGGATACAGAGAGCAATTTCCCCATTTTCATCATCAATGTGGTTCAGTGGTTTAGTAGGAAGAGTGATTTCTTGACATAGGTTACTCATCTCAACCTTGTCGGTAAAGGAAGAGTGACTGTTACAGTGATCAATATTCATGATATACAGTCTACCAGTTTCTGCTCTTTCTTTCAAGATGTCCAGAAAAAGTTCCTGTGCTCCGACAGTTGTTCTTGGAATAGACTGATCCTGTTCATAACCCACATAGCGAGCGTCAAATGCATCAGTACCAAAAGCGTCATACAGACCTGGTACGTCATGCGGTGAGAACAAGCTAATTTCTCCATTCTGGATGAAACGCTCATAGAAAAGTTTTGAAATCTGGATGGAGTAGTCAAGTTTTCTTACCCTATTATCTTCAGTTCCTTTATTATTCTTCAGGACGATGATGTCTCTGATTTCTTGGTGCCAGATTGGGAAGTGGACAGTCGCTGAGCCACCACGAATTCCATTCTGTGTACAGCAGCGGACAGTCGATTCAAACTTTTTAAGGAATGGTACAACACCTGTGTGTTGAACTTCTCCGCCTCTGATTTTACTGTTGATGCCACGGATTCTACCCGCGTTGATACCGATTCCCGCTCTTTGTGCAACGTATTTGCCAATTGCCATATCAGAGCTAAAGATAGAATCGAGGGAGTCATCAACATCAACAAGAACACAGCTAGCATATTGTCGAAGTGGAGTTCGCACTCCTGCCATGATAGGTGTGGGAATGTTGATTTTGTGTCTGGAGATTGCATCATAATACTTCCTGACGTATTCTAATCTTGTTTCTTTTGGGTACTTGGAGAAGATAGTTGCCGCAATCAAAATATACATGAACTGTGGCGTTTCAAAAAGTGCTCCAGTACTCCTATCCTGTACTAGGTATTTATCTACAACTTGCCGTAATCCAGCATATGTGAACAAATAATCACGATCGTGATCAATCATAGATTGGAGTTTCTCAAACTCCTCATCCGTATAAAGATTTAAAATTTCAGGATCATAAACACCCCTTTCTATACAACTGATAACATGATTTTTAATAGTTGGTGCTTCGTGCATTCTCCCAAACAACTGCTTACGAAGTGCAAATAAAAGAAGACGTGCCGCAACAAACTGATAGTTAGGATGATCTAAATCAATCAAATCACTGGCAGAGCGAATCAGAATCTCTTGAATCTCTGCCGTAGAAACACCATCATAAAACTGAATGCCAGATTGAATTTCAACCTGACTTGCAGAAACTCCGGCAAGATCTTTACATGCCTCATCCACCATCTTATGGAGTTTATTCAAATCAAGAGGTTCTGTTGTGCCATTTCTCTTGACTACTTTTGTGCCGTTGGTCATATTTTTTTCCAATTGTTAAATTTAATTTTTGCTTCTAAACCGTGATAGGTATTTGATTCTAACACATCTTCAACATGATGTCCAGAGAGAACCATGTCATTAATGTCTTTTTCCACTATGTTGCTTGGCCAGATGACGACTCTCTGATTTCTGTCAATACACTGCTCAATTCGTTTGACAATTTCTCTATTGCGGGGCTCGTTATCGTAAACAAGAATCGTGTTGCTTCCCTCAAGATAACCCAAGTCACCGTCACTGCCACACAGAGCCACACTATTACTGATGAAAGTGCTGTCAAAGGGTCCTTCGACCACGTAGATCGGTAGTTTTGTATCGATTGTTTCCAGTCCATATATCTTTGGCGCGTCCTCCTGAATCATAATGGTGATATATTTATTAGGAGATTTATCTAGTGCTCTCCCCTGAAAACCTATCATGTTCTTATGCTCATCATAAAGGGGAATAATGATACGGGGTTCATCTCTACCAATATAATCAAAAGTCTTTTTTTGAGTATTTGTCCAGGTCTTAAACTTTTCGGCATAGTAAAACTTATCGGGATCTACCTGTCGTTTTTCTAAGTATCTTTTGGCAAAAGGATTTGAAGATGCCTTTGGTAGATCGATCTTTTTTGTAAAAACCGGTTTCTTAAATTCAAACTTTGGTTCTTTTACAACAAAGTTTCTACCGGTATGCCCTTCTTTAAACTTCTCAAGAGTGTACTGCTTGTGCATGACAGTATCCATCTTCTTCAAGAAGTTATTGAAAGACATACTGGCACCACAGTTATGGCACTTGAAGTTGGTATTATTTTTGACCTGGTAGATATATCCCCGTGTCTTATTTTTGTTTTTCTGAGAGTCCCCACAAATTGGGCAACGGAAATTATACAGATCTGCTTTAACTTTTTTAAATTTCTCCAAACGAGAAGAAATCATACCAACATATTTGGAATCCACCAGATCCATTGTAAAAGACTTCTACTGCCTTTCTATTATAACCTGCTGTGGTTGTCTAGTCAATAAGTGTGGGACACTTGTGCTGGCGGCAGTTATGACAATAGCAACCACAATAAGAACACCACCAACCTGCCATCTAAACTTGGAAAGGGTCTTCAAATCTACTTGTAATCTATCAATTCTATCATGAATAACTTTATTATTCTTATCTCCTGTTTCTTTTAACTCATCAATCATTTTAATAATGAGAGTATCAGTCTTCATACTCTGCTCAATTCTCTCATCATGTTTTGTAAGAATTTGAGCAATACGATTATTACCTTCTGATATTTTATCTACTGCATTCTCCAACTTAGATAACATCTCCCGCGAGAGATCTTCATACATATCAAGTTTCGATTCTAAAATTTCTATTTTTGAACCTTGACTGAACACTTTATTTCCCTCTTAGATTTTGTATCCACATTCTTCTTGATCCATATCTACCAACAGGCGTTTCTCTTCTTTTTTTCTTCACAGGAGGTTCATCAGGAGGTAATCCTGCTATTGCTCCACCACTAGCACTATTAGTGGGGACACCCTCTTCGTTAAGATTTCTAATAATATTTAGAATTTTATCCATATTCATTAGAGTTCCTGCAACTGAGACAAACAATATTGATCTTCTTGTATAGTATTTATTTTTGTTGTTGGGAATTCAGGTATCCTATCCAAAAATATCAAAAAACTTTTGATATACGGCCACAATTCAAACTCCATATTATAAAACAACAACGGTACTGCAGCGTCATTGAAGACGTTGAACAGCACCGTTAGATGATTGAGTATAAGATGAGTCTTAAGTTCCCCAGTATTTTTATACCTTTTCAATAACCTTTTGATATATTTGATACGCTTTAAATCGTCTTCAAAATCATCCTTGGTTACTGCTTGAGGATTATCATAAAATTTTATAGCAAAGAGTAAATAATTACTCTCATTCAACTCATCAAATCTCATATTACATATTAGCTATCTGGCAGAATAGTATCGTCAGAAGCGTCTCCGGTAATCGTACTTCCAGCAACTAATACTTCACTCTTAACTCTAAGATTTCCGTGATTATCCATATAAGTGGTGATACCAACCCAACCAGCATGAGCAGGATGATACTGAGAAGAATCATCTACTGTTTCTTCGATTTCAGCTTCGTCTACACCATATACTTCATTGATGGCAAATCTTCCAGTTCCTACTTCATATACAGGTATTTCACGGATTTCATAGTCAACATCTGAAAATGTAGAAGATGCTGAAATGTTTTCAAGATTGCAAAGTGTTAATTGAGTAGCAGAATCTATACTCAAAATTACACCTTGACCAGCACCAGAACCATCAGTTGCTATTGTTACTACTTGTCCGACTTTCACACCATTACCTGATGTCCAAGCAATACTTCCACTTTCCTTAGTTACTACTCCTGCTGCAGACACATTCACTTTGCCTGTTGAGTAGACTGTATCTTTATTGCCCCAAAGAGACATGTTTCCTTACCCTATAATTCTTTATACAGATATTTATAATTTATTCCTCTTCTCTGTTTTTGATTGCCTTTGTCACGACTTCAAGCAACTGATCATCCATTTCAGTTTTAGTCAACTTAACTGCCTTAGAAAGAATAACAAGACAAATCTCAACCATTTTCTCACCAAGTTCTTCATTCTCCGGAATCTTGGCAACTGCATCTTTAATAATCTTTGAAGCTAGTGGGAGTAAAAATGCTAACATGTTCCTATACCAATACCTAAACTATATAGGAATTCACTCTTTATTTGATACGAATCTTCCCTTTTCTTTATCCCATTTCTTTACCTCACCGGGACGAAGACGATCTCTTGCCTCTT